TGCATCGTCAACATCGCGTGTGACATCGCGCAGCAGCGCATCGCCACGCCGGCCGACATCGACCTGGCGGTCACGCTGGGCCTCGGCTACCCACAGGGGCCGCTGGCGCTGGGCGATACGCTCGGCGCCAGCGCCGTGCTCGAAGTGCTGCAGAATCTCACCACGCTGTACGGCGACCCGCGTTATCGCCCGAGCCCATGGCTGCTGCGCCGCGCGCGCCTAGGCCTGTCGCTGCTGACGCCCGACGCCTGATCCGGCCCACCCACCCTTTCCACTTTCCCACGTTCTACCAAGGCCATCGCCATGACCGCGCAACTGCTCTCCCGGCGCACCGGTTCCACGCTGGTGCTGACGCTCTCCAACCCCGGCACGCGCAACGCGCTGGACCCGGTGATGTACGCCGCGTCGATGGAGGCCCTCAACCTGGCCGCCAAGGACAAGGAGATCCGCAGCGTGATCTTCACCGGCGCGGACGGCGCCTTCTGCGCCGGCGGCAACCTCAACCGGCTGCTAGAGAACCGCGGCCAACCCAAGCGCGTGCAGGAAGAAGGCATCGATGCGCTCAACCACTGGATCGAGACCATCCGCACCTTCCCCAAGCCTGTGATCGCGGCGGTGGAGGGGCCGGCGGCGGGCGCGGGCTTCTCGCTGGTGCTGGCGTGCGATTTCGTGGTGGCCGCGGCGGATGCCAGGTTCGTGATGGCCTATGTGAACGTGGCGCTGACGCCGGACGGCGGCGGCTCGTGGCACATCGCGCGCTGCCTGCCGCGGCCGCTGGCCAGCGAGATCATCATGCTGGGCAAGCCGGTCGGAGCGGAGCGGCTCGCGCATTTCGGGCTGGTCAACGAGGTGGTCAAACCCGGCACGGCGCTGGACCACGCGCTGCTGCTGGCCGAGCAACTGGCCGCGCAGTCGCCGCATGCGGTCGGCCGCATCAAGGGGCTGATCGCGCATGCGGAAGAGGCCTCGCTGCATGCGCACCTGCAAGCCGAGCAGCACAGCTTTGTCGAGGCACTGCACCACGCCGAGGGCAACGAAGGCATCTCGGCCTTCCTGCAGANAGGGGGGGACGTCCAGGTTCTGCGGGGCCGGCTTGTTCTTGAAGACGCGGCCGGCCAGATCGAACGTGGAACCGTGGCAGGGACAGACAAAGCCGGGATCGGTGCCGAGCTGGGGATTGGCGCCGGAAACGAACGGACCGGACGGCGAGCAACCGAGGTGGGAACAGATGCCGACCACGACCAGCAGGTCCTTGTGTTCGGCGCGGGAGCGGGTTTCGTTCTTGCAGTAGTCCGGCGTCTTCATGGTGAAGGGCACGTCGGACTTGGGGTCGGCGACTTCGGCGTCGGTCTTCTTGAGGGATTCCAGCATCTCGGGGGTGCGCTTGAGCAGCCAGACCGGCTTGCCGCGCCATTCCACCACCTTCATCTGGCCCGGGGCCAGATCGCTCACGTCCGCTTCGACGGGCGCGCCCGCTGCGCGGGCCTTCTCAGATGGTGCGAATGTGCAAACGAAAGGGGCCGCCACGGCTACCCCTCCCACACCACCAGCCACGGACGTCGCAATCAGCAGATTACGGCGACCCTTGTCCACGTTTTGCTGGTCACTCATTCAAGACCCCAGGATGAGAAATCAAGATAGGTTCGCGTCAACCGAAAATTATACCCGAGCGTACCAAGCCACCGATAGCGGTCGCGGACAACTCAGCTTGCAGATATAGTGAACACGCTGATTGCCCGCCAACCCAATGCTGACGCGGACTCGGCATCCTTCTTGCAACCTCGCTTTTAACAATTCAGGTCAACCGATCTGCAGCTTGGCCGTTTGTCCCGAATCAAACAATCCGGAGAAAACCGATGGCACTGATGCAAGATTTCAAGAAATTCGCAATGCGCGGCAACGTGATCGACCTGGCGGTCGGTGTGATCATCGGTGCGGCGTTTGGCAAGATCGTCGATTCGCTGGTCAACGACCTGATCATGCCGCTGGTTGCGCGCATTGTCGGCAAGCTCGATTTCTCGAATCTGTTCATTCAACTGGCCGACGCGCCCGCCGGCGTGCCCCAGACACTGGCCGATCTGAAGAAGGCGGGCGTGCCGGTCTTCGCCTACGGCAACTTCATTACGGTCGCCGTCAACTTCCTGATCCTGGCCTTTATCGTGTTCCTGATGGTACGTGCGATCACGCGCGTGATCGACACCAACCCGCCGCCGGCCGACACGCCGGAAAACACGCTGCTGCTGCGCGATATCCGCGACAGCCTGAAATCCAAGAATCAATAAAGATAACCTTGAATCACACCGGATTCGGAATATCGATGAAGGTGTGGCGCACCCCGAAGTGCTCGGCAAGGTGGTTACCGAGCGCGCGCACGCCGCCGCGCTCGGTGGCATGATGACCGGCACCAATATAGGCGACACCCGATTCGCGAGCCAGATGCGTGGTCTGCTCCGACGCTTCGCCNTAACTATGAACAAGTATGCGAGTGGTTGATAGATTACATTGAGTCTAACGAGTTAAATGTTAAAGGAATCATGTATGACCCATGGAACGCACAGGCAGTAATAGCGAAGTTAGAAAAAGATACAAACTATCCATTGATTGAAGTAGCACAAAACTTTAGAAACTTATCACCGGCATTGAAACAATTTAAGTTAGATGTATTTGAGAAGAAAATACAACATAATGGCAACCCTAACTTAAGTCTTGCGATAAATAACGCCATTACTAAAACAGATAACAACGGCAATATAATTTTAGATAAACAAACGAATAGAAATAAGATTGATGCATTAGTTGCATTAACAAGTGGTTACTCTGTAGCTATGAATCATGAATTTAAAAAAGACTTAGAAGATTGGATTTTATCCGATGACTTCGGGTTCTAGGAGGATTATATATGAAAATTTATATTGATAAAGATGAAAATATCATGTTTGTGATAACGCAAGACCATTTAACTGGAGAAGTAGAAACATATTTAGAAGAAAAAATAACAAAATCAACACCATATAAGGCGTTGGTCTTTGGTAATACAGAATCTATTGCAATATTTTAGGAGGAAAACAAATGAATACATTAAAACTTGTAGGATTGGTATTATCCAGCTATTTTGTACCTATCCTTTTTTTATTAGGCTTAATTTTAATCAACGTCACTAGCTATATAGGTTTTGGCGTTGTGGTTGGTTTAGCAACAACCGGTATTACGTCGATTCTGGTCGCAATCATTTTAGTGATTGAACAGAATTCGGCTAAAGAGCCAACCAAAAAGTAATGAAAGGGGTGATAAAAGACAATGGGTATCTTTTATGAAACTCGAAGCAATAAAGGAAACAGTAATTGGGTTACAGAGCCGAATAATGATGATTTGCTTACAACCTTTTCATTCAACACTATACCATTAAGCACACTAAGTTATGACGAACATAAAGCTTTAAGAAATAGTGATTTATGGACAGCCGTAAACTTATTATCCCGCGATATTTCAAAACTTGATATTAAAGTTAAAGAGAATGGCGTTTATAAAGCGAGTGATCGTTTAGAATTTCTTTTAAACAAAAAACCAAATCCTTATATGAACGCTTATATGATGAAATACGCTGTGATGATGAATGCATTATTAACGGGTCATGGTTATATCAAGATTGAACGTAATCCAATCGGACAAGTTTATGAACTCTACCACATGAAGACATCAAGCGTCCATTTAAGAACAACTCAGAATGGTGATTATGTTTACGATATCAATACTAACGATGATAAGTATATTCAAGTGCCATTTGAAGATGTTATTGATATTAAACCTTTCACATTAGACGGTGTTAACTCGTTGAAGGTCTTAGATGCGCTTGAAGAAGATTTAAACACACAAAGATTTACTAAGAACTTTTATAGTAAGTTTTTCGCTAATGGTGGACAACATTCGGGCTTATTAAAGGCTAAAGATTCAACATTAAGCCCTCAAGCTAGAAATAAATTACGCGAGGAATTTACAAAAGAAAACTCAGGCGAAAATAACGCTGGTAAAGTTTTAGTTTTAGATGAATCTTTAGACTATGAGCAATTAGAGATTGATAGTTCTCTGTTAGATGTTATAAACAAAAATCAGACGCCTACAAAAGCTATTGCTAAGGCGCTCAATATCCCATTAAGTAAATTTGGGGTAGAACAACCCAATACATCTATTAAAGACACAAATAACGATTATTTAAATAGTTGTTTACATGGATATATGAAGACTTGGGAAGCTGAACTAGATTTCAAATTGATTAATGGTAAAGACCAATACAATAAAGAGTTTTCTTTTGATACAAGTAGTTTCCGTAAAATCGATTGGGAAGCTTATACAGAGAATCTTCGTTCTGAACTTGAAAAAGGCGCAATTACTTTTGATGAATATCGTGAAGCAACTGGACGTCAACCATATCCTAATGGTATAGGCCAAACGCCTAGATTTGACCTTAATCATATATCAGCTACAGTAGCTGATGATTACCAGTTAAAAGAAACATCAACAAATAATCAGGCACCTAACCCTCGAACACTAGAAAGGGGTGAGAATAATGAATGATATGGAATTTAGAACAGCGGATAAGATAGTCGCAAAAGATGATGAGAAAATGATTATCGAAGGCTATGCATTACGCTTTAATACAGAAAGTAATCCATTAGGACAAAAACAAAAATTTATCGAAACTGTTACACCAGGATCGTTAAAAAATGCTGATTTATCAGATGTACGTTGTTTAATCGACCATAATTCAAGTTATGTGTTAGGTCGAACTACAGCGAACACATTAGATTTAAATGTCGATAAAGAAGGGTTACATTTCCGTTGCCAATTACCTAATACAACATACGCACGTGATCTATACGAAAATGTAAAGTTAGGTAATGTGAATCAGTGTTCATTCGGCTTTGCTGTTGATAAAGACGGAGACACATTTGAAAAGCGTAGCGATGGATTATTTAAACGTACTGTTAACAAAATCAAAGCAATCAGAGATGTTAGCGTTGTGACTTATCCGGCATACAAAGATACAGATGTAGCGCCAGCTTTAAGAAGTATTGAGTCAATTCAAGAGGAAGAAGAAAAACAAATTGAACATAGTAAGCAAATGAAACAAGCGAAAGCTAAATTAGCAGTTATGAGAGCAAAAAAATAATAATTGGCGAAGATGAACGCCATAAATCTACATCCATAAAGCATGTCTTAGGACGATGCTTATTTTTTATGCCTAAAAGGAGAGAATAAATATGAATGCAAAATCAGAATTAATTAAATTACGTGCTGAACGCGCACAATTAGAAAAAAGAGCAGATGAAGCAGTGAATCAAGAAAAGCCTGAAGAAGCTTTGGAACTTGTAGATAAAATCAATGAAATTGATGAACGACTAAAAGAAGTTGAAGACAAGGTAAAAGATGAAGGCGAAAGCAATAAAGAAAGTAATGAAAATAACCAAGGCACAGAAGGAGAAAATAGAAATATGGGAAATGCAGCATTTCAACCGGGCGTGAATTTTGAAAATCGTACTGAAGAAGATTCACAAGAAGTAAGAGAGTTCAAAGAATATATTGAAACACGTGCGGATATACCGGGAGGTTCATTAAAAACCAATTCAGGATTTGTAGTAATCCCAGAAGAAGTTGTTAACGACATTCTTAAATTAAAGGAAGTAGAATTTAATTTAGATCAATATGTAACGGTTAAACAAGTTGATAATGGAATGGGAAGATATCCAGTTGTACGTCAATCTGAAGTATCGGCATTACCTGAGGTTGATGAATTAGACGAAAACCCAGAATTAGCAGTAAAACCATTCTTCCAACTTGCTTATGATATCAAAACACATCGTGGTTATTTCCGTATCTCTCGTGAAGCTATCGAAAACGCAAAAGTTGATGTGTTAGGTGAATTAAAACAATGGATGGCACGTACAATTGCAGCAACTCGTAACCAAGCAATTATCAAAGTGTTAAAAAACGGCGGCCCTGGTGAAGATGGTGAAGAAACTAAAATACCTCATGAAACAGTATCAGGAAGTACTTCAAAAGAGCAGGTTAATGGTCTGAAAGACGTTATTAACAAACATATTATTCCTAACTATGAAAATAATGTAGCAATCGTCTCTCAAACTGGTTTTAATACGTTGGATAAAATGGCAGATAAAGAAGACCGCTATTTAATCCAACCAGATATTAAAGAGTCATCTCAAAAACGTTTATTAGGTGCAAAAGTGGTTGTATTACCTGACGAAATGTTAGGTGATAAAGGTGCTAATACATTAATCTTTGGTAATCTCAAAGACGCTATTACACTGTTCCAACGTTCTCAATATGAAGCTGATTGGACAGACTATAAACATTATGGTGAATGTTTAATGGTTGCACTACGTCAAGATTGTCGTTTATTAGACCATAAAGCAGCAGTAATTGTTGACTTAGACGGTGACGGCGAAAGCGAAGACGAAGATACACCCTCATAATCCCCAAAATGTAGCAGTAGACGTTCGAAGTAAATCGGCGTCTATTACTGCAGAATAGGGGTTTTTTAATTACAAATTTAGGAGGTATTTATAATGGCAGATAATTTAAAAGTTTATAAAGGTGATAAAGTAGTAGCAAGTGCTGAACGTGGAGAAGACGGAAAAGCAACAGTTACTATTGACGGTTTAGACGCAGATACTGAATATTCAACAGGTGATTATAAAGTTGCTTGGGAAAACGAAAATGGTGAATCAGACAAAACCGATGTACCAGGATTTAAAACAAATCCAATCAAAGTAACAGGAGTTTCACTTGATAAAGAAAGCTTAACGTTAAATGTCGGAGATACAGAGACAGTTAAAGCGACAATAGCACCTTCTACTGCATCAGATAAATCTGTATCTTATGCATCATCAAATAGAGATGTAGCTACAGTAGATGAAGATGGCACAATTACTGCAGTTGCAGACGGTACAGCTAATATTGAAGTAATTACAAACGATGGTAATAAAAAAGCGACATGTGCAGTCACAGTTGAGACTGAAGAAGAACCTACACCAGATGAACCGGACAACGTAGAAGTTGACCCTGACGAAGAATCAGCAGATGTTAACGCTGAATAAGAAAGGGTGAGCTAAATGGATGTAGAAGAACTTAAACGCCATCTACATGTTACCCACAATATGGAAGATAAAGAGATAAAACGCTATCTAGCATGGGCAGAAGCAGATATTAAAGATGCTGTTTATCCTGATAATAATAAGCGTGATGAGTCTTTCTTTGAAGGTAATATGCATTATGAAAGAGGCGTCTTCTTATTAGCATCATTCTATTTTGAAAGTAGAATTGGCTACTCTGACGTTCAATATGTTGCTATGCCCAATGGCGTAACTGGTGCAATTCAAAAGTTAAGGGGTGCATATCCTTATGAGAGTTAACCAAATGAAAGATTACGTTGTGTTTAATAANCTATAGGTTGAGAATCGGGTCATGGAACATAGGTTCGCTAACGAGTAAGTCTATAGAGTTGGCGAAGATCCTTCAGAAGAGGAAGATTAATATAGCGTGTGTCCAGGAGACTAGGTGGGTCGGATCGAGGGCGAGAAACGCGGATGGGTATAAGTTGTGGTACTCCGGAGTCGTGAGGGGTAAGAATGGAGTGGGTATCCTAGTAGATAGCCATCTTAGGGAGTCGGTGGTAGAGGTCAGGCGTGTGAATGATAGACTAATGACTATTAAATTGGTGGTGGGTGAGTGTCCTTTAAACGTCGTTAGCGCGTACGCACCGCAAGTAGGTTGTGATGAGGAGATTAAAAGGCGTTTTTGGGAAGGGTTAGATGACATTGTTCGTAGTATTCCGCCTTCCGAGAGGTTATTCATAGGAGGGGATTTCAATGGTCATATTGGGTCGTCGGCAGGTGGTTATACTGAGGTGCATGGCGGCTTTGGTTTCGGGGAACGAAACGGAGGGGGCATATCACTGCTGGATTTTGCCAAGGCATTCGATCTAGTGATTGCAAACTCGAGTTTTCCGAAGCGAGAGGAGCATTTGGTTACTTACCAAAGTTCGGTGGCGAAGACTCAAATTGACTATCTCCTCCTAAGGAGATGCGACAGAAGGTTGTGCGAGGATTGCAAAGTTATCCCAGGTGAGACCCTTGCAACGCAACATAGGCTCTTGGTGATGGACGTTAGTATTATGATAAGAAGGAAACAGAGGTCAGTACGAGGCTGCCCGAGGATTAGGTGGGGCGCCTTGACTAAGGTTAAAGCCCAGGAGTTGGAAGGAAGGTTGTCGGCAATGGGAGCTTGGAGAAGTAGTGGGGACGCAAACACTATGTGGTCGACGACGGCGGACTATATAAGGAAGGCGGCAAGAGAGGTGTTAGGGGTATCTTCAGGCCGCACTTGTGGTCACAAAGGAGACTGGTGGTGGAATGCAGTTGTACAAGGTAAAGTGGAAGCGAAGAAGGTGGCTTACCTGCGGTTAGTGGGGAGCACTGGAGAGGAGGAGAAGAGAGCGAACATTGC